CCCTTACATCCGAGTCCCTGCACCAAGGCACCCCCTTGTCATACAACCTGTATACTGCCTCGCTCAGAGGACTTCTGTCTATCACATACGTTCCTCTTGTATCAGTATATTCTTCACGGAAATTGTACCACCATTGAGCCTCTTTGTACTTATCTTTCATACGTCCGCAAAGGTCAATTGTATTGTAGCCACAAGTATCGACCAGCTTGTTTACAAGAGTGCTCTTGCCAGAGCCGTCTGGACCTTCCACCCATATAATCATCTGTCTGTACCTCCCATTCTACTGTCACTGCGTTTGCCAGGTTTCTTCACTTCAACTGACTTTATGCATATCATAGGAACCAGCACAAGCTGACAGAAGCTTTCGCCTGCAGCATAGCTCACTATGTCGTTGCTCACATTGTGTACAATAGCAACAATGTTGCCGTCATAGTGCGGGTCTATCGGACACATCGCAACATTCAAACCTTTGGCCGCTGCAGATGTCCTTGCACACAGGAAACCCATCTCGTTTTCGTTGGGTGTGTACTTCGCCTCCAGCTGTACCACTGTGGTCGACAAAGGTAAGAACACTTCCGGTTTGCGTAATACAATGTCTACACCTGCATCATCTGCATAACCCTTCTTGTATATCGAACCGTAGTACGTATCAGGCATCGGTATGTAGCCGTACTCTGAAAGCACCTGCTCATATGCATCGTCGAACTTCTTCTTTGTAGTAATGTACACACTCTTTGCAAAGTCGTTGTTGGGGTATCTCAGCTCAGTTTCTACAAATTTGTAACACGCCTTTAAGTCAGCAAGTCTTACAATCTGTTTAACTATCCTGTCAAACTCCTTGACACCGTATATGCGGTCTTGAAACTCAAGCTCCTCCTCGTCTATTGCACTCCTCAGTCCCTCAATCGTGTCCTTTGTAATAGACAATATGTCACCTCTGAGCAGCTCGAGCGAGTCGTGTATCATTGCAAGATGTATAATCTGCTCGAAGTCGCCTGTCGTGATGTCTATGCCGTAGTTGCGAAATGTATGTACCAGCTCTATTGCACACGCTACTACAAGATGTGTATGCTCGGCAAGGTTCTCTCTGTTACGCAGATCACGTCCGTTCCAACGTATGAGTGTACGTTGCTTTATACTGTTATCTACAATGTTGAAGTTTTGTACAAACTCCTCGAAATCCTCTCTCATTTGCGATGCTCCTTATAGTAATCAGTATCTTTTATGTTGTTACAAAGGACATCAGGCTGAGTGTTGTCATAAGTAGTAGGCAGCTCTTTGCCTTCAGCCTCCAGAGCTTTCCACTCTTCTATCTGTTTATACTCGTCATCCGTAATGTAACCTTCGCCTGTGTATGCCATACGTTCAAGCTCATCCTTCCAACCTGACTTACGCCAGTCGTTTATTGCAGGCAGCTCAGGATTGTAATTTGCCGCAGTGAAGTCGCTATTGTACAGACGTTCTCTGTCATAAAAGCCGTCGTTTATGCATTTCTTTTCTGCAAATATCCAGTTATACAATAAGCGACTGTTTTTGTCTGTTACACAATGCATAATTTCGCTTTGCAACTCACGATACATAAGTCTGTACACATAATTGCACTCGTCGCAGAAGTTGCTTGATGTCCTGCTGAAGCAGCTCCTTACAAAGTCTGCCGGTGTGTAAGATGCAGTTAAGCTTATCGTTTGACAATGGAGACCAATGTACCTTGCCTCCAATGCAGGCACCTCGTATTCTGCGAGTTTAATGTATGCTTCCTCGAGCAGGTATTGGGCCTTTTTGACAATGTCCATCACGTCCTTGTGCTTGGTTATCGACAAAGGCAATACAAAGTCCTGAGTAAGTGCATGTACTCCGCCTCCTTGACTTGCAAATATCGCTTGGTCCCTTGTGAGCTGTGCCAAGCAGATACGGCTGATGCCTTCTATACGGAACCCGACACGCATACCTTGCAATGCAAACTTAGGCAATGTCTTGCCGGCTATAATCTTGTGTATAAGCATAGTGCAGCTATCGTTATGCGGGTTGTACTTCTCAGGAAGTACCTCATTGTAGTCGTGAGAAAGTCTGCCGAATTCGTACACTTTCTCTGCAAATTCGTTGTCTGGCCAATGTATAAGCTTGACCTTTATATCCTTAAAACCTTCGTGAAATTTCATTCTTTACCCTCCCAGCTATCGTTGAATTTGTACAATTGTACATCGTGGTTAAGCAAGAAATACCTCCAATTGCGCATTTCCATTGCACCTTTTGCACAATAACAGAGCATTATATTTGTCTTGCTTCTCAAATCATCTTTGTCGTATACAATGTAGTATATAGGTTTATCAAGCATAGTTGCCATACCTATTTCCCACGCTGTACCTATGTCCTTCTTGCTTATAAATGCCACCATCAAATCGCAGTTCTCAATTTGATGTATGTTTGCCTTAACCGTTTCGCTCGGTGTGTTGTACTGATGTTCACAAGGGAAGTAAACATCATATTCGCAAGAGCCTTTTACAAGATTGTATGTGTGCATTATGTACTTCATACAGGCACTGCTCTTGTTATCAAACCACGGACCTGCAAAGTACAATTTCTTACGCTTGAAGTAGTCGGTTACAATGGATGCAGCGACGTTTTCTTGCAACTTCTTTTCAGTTATCTTGTCGAACTTCATTCGCGTCCTCCGTCTGTGTGTCCTCTTGTATCTCGTACTGCGGGTCATTGTAATACTTATCAATGAGTGCAATAAACTCATTCTTGTCCTTAATGCACTTCTGCTTGATTAAGCTACGAATTACTGCCATCACTGCAAATGCCATCTCGTTGACAGAGGAGCCTTGCTCCGCAGAAATTTCGTAGTTGTTTTCTGTTGCCACTACCTTCAGCACGACCTTAGAATTTTTGTTGTCGTCCATTTTCTACCTCCTTTAAGGTGTAAGATTTTTAATCTGTATTATATTATATTCAATCCGGGATATATTTATTCCCTTGATTAAATCATTCGTACGGGGATTTTAATATATAATAGAGATATGAAAAATCTATTCTTGATAAATCCCTCAATCGAAAAATATTATATCTTAAAATCCCTATAAAAGCTCATCTGGAATGTGTGCAGCGGATTTCGGGAGTTTGTTGCATTGACTTTTGTAGTATATCGCTTGTCTCCGGTAATGGTCGCACTCAGTTTTGAGCTTCTCGATTTCGTATTGCAGACCACTGATAGCTGCATTAAATGCCTTCTTGAATGTTTTAATCGACTTTTCTAAGTCTTGTAACTCTTTTTCACACACGGTCCGGGCTCACTCCTATTATTTCTATGTACTTGCGTGATGCAAGGTAATCGCAAGTATGTACAAAGACTTGTGCAGGTGTCTTAGGTGTAGGCAATGTATACTTGCTGTATTTGCTTGTGTTAAATTGTCCCATATGACTTTCTACAAGAGGACACACGCCGTCTGAAAAATACATTCCGCGTTGCAAGTCGTCGCCCTCGCGGTCGTTTATACAAATTGCACGTATAAACTCCGATGCAAGCAATGGATGCTCGAACTGAGTGTACTTGTGCTCAAACGTTTGCCCCTTCTTGCAACAGTCGTGCAATAAAGTCGCCGCACATATAAAGTCTCGCTCTACTGAGTCAAATTGCTGCTGGTAACAATCGAGATGTAGTAAGTCGTCGGCGATCTTAAAGGCCGCAAGAGTGTGTCTATATAAGCCGCCCTCTCCAATAGCGTATATGGGGTGATACTTCCCGGTACTGGAAGCAGATATTTTCCAGAAATAGTCAGGGATTTTCGCCTCGACCCTCTTGAACTCGTGACATATCCAGTCGTTTTCAAACTTGTCATAACATACCTCAAACTTTTGCATTAATATACTCCTTAAAATTCGTTTATTCCTAACATACGTTTTATATTATTCAAATCGTTACACACCTCTTTTAATGCGTTTTCCATACTTTTCATTGCTTCTTCGTATGCAGCTTTTCTGGGGTAACTATAACTTTTCTCTACAAGATGTATACTGCGAAAATCAACTTCTACAGTACATTCCCATTCGGTAACATTGTCAAGCAAGCTAATTTTGACTCTGCACTCGCCTACGCTGCTCTCCATTTTGCAATCACCTATCGGTAATACACTATCAAACTTGTCATAATCAAGTAACATTAATATTCACTCCCTTGGAATTTATCCGCTCTTATCGATTTAAGTCTGGGGAACCGCAATGAGTACAATGTGGTGCCCTCGGTTGTCTTGTTCTGCGACAATGAGAAATAAGCTATCTCAACCAGCTTGCCTATTATGCGATCGGGGTGTATCGCCCACTCGAGCCGCTGCTCGTCACTCAGCCCGCTACCCACGTCTACAAGGATGCGTTTATCCTTAGTCTGCAAAGAGCACCTGATGCCTCCGCACTGTCCGAGATACTTGCCCTCGCCTGCATATGTGTCATACACCAGCATGTCCATTGTCTGCACCTTCTTGTATTTAAGCAAGGCATCGCTACGCTTCTGTGTATAGAACCGGTCGCCAAGGTTAATCATTATGCCCTCGCCGCCAAGTGATGTCACGTGGTCAAGATACTGGTCTGCAATGGAAGCAAGGTCTGCAATATCGTGCACTATACGCAACACAGGCAATATACGCACCTGTTTGCTGCCTGGTGTAAGGAAATCAAGTGCCTGACGTCTCCTTGCATAAGTTTTTGTAGTATCTATAATGTCGAATATGTTGTATATCAGCGACTTGTTAGTGGTGTGGCTGTTAATCAAGCCTGATGTCTTGTTAAATGACACTCCACTTGACACGTCTAAATTGTAATATATCGCATCACTCAGCTCCACCTGCTCGGGTAACAATAACTCACCGTCGTAGATGTACTGCTCAGGCATACCGCTCATATCTATTTCCACGTACATCTTCTTGCCGCTGCGGCTACGATGCACCCACTGCTTGCCGTCGAAGTAAGTTATGCAACGGTTACCGTCGAGCTTCTCAGTTATGTAGTAGCCCCAGCTACTGAACTTCGCATTGTACTCAAACTTCTTAGCCAGCATAGGTGAGCTATCTTGCTTGTTTAACAATGATGCACCTATGCCGAGACGCAGCTGGCGATTTACAATAGGTGCAATGAAGTCTTTCCAGCGATATGTAGCATCCACATAAGTAGCTATGTTGCTGTAACTGAGGTTGCCTGTCGTGCGAGGTATCTCGAGCCACTTAATCAGCTCGCGGAATGTGAGGTTCTCTATTGTATCATCCGTCTTGTCCTGTCGTGCATCGTATGTGTAACCCAGCGGGTGCTGTCCATTTAGCACCTCGAGTATACAATTGAAGTCATCACGGAGCTCATCCTCGATGCTATCTACAATGGCACGTTTCTCTACAAGGGATGTAGTCAACTCGATGTCGAATAGGCAGTCGTTCAAGAGTGCCACACGTTCACTTAGTTTCATCCACCGGCCTCCCGTTTATAGTCTTTATTGTGTCTGGACTGTAATTGTAATCCGTAACGTCGACCAGCAAAGTGAAGCAGTCATTGTACTTGCGCAATTTGCAGTCTTTTACAATGAAGGTCTTGCCGCTGTTCATCACATCCGGGTTGCACTCATACATCGCATAATCAAGCAACCAGTCGCGATAGTCCTCGCTCTTTTTATTCTCTGCCTTGTGTGCAAAAAACTCATCTGCCGTGTAGAAAGTCACCTTGTCACCGGGCTTCAAGTTCTTGAATATCCAACCATCGTGTCTTGATTTAATCATAATACACTCCTTTTATTTTTGAGGTTGCTGAATGTGTACTCAGCTTCCAGCGCGTCTATTAGCAAGGGATTGACCTTGTCATCCGGAGTAGCTACGAACTGCCTAAGCAGCACACGCACCAGCGCTGCTACCTGCCCCTTAGCTTGCTCACCACGCATGCGGTTGATTTTATCTTGCACCTGCATTTTCAAATCGTCGTCAAGATACAAATTAAACAAACTTTTCTTACTCATTTCTTATCACTCCTATCATCACTAAATGTAAAATATCCTAGTACAAGTCCTACAATGATGCCTATAATCAGGCCTTGCCATCCTTGCATTATTTCTTACCTCCTCGCTTGATGTTACAATACACATATATTGCAGCCGCAATACTTGCAATCGCACCGAGCGCTCCTATCGCGGCGCATATATAAGCTCCTACCACTGCACCTTCCTCCAAGGCTTGCAACTATCAAGATACTCGCATCCTCCACAAGAGTAAGTGTCATACTTCCGCAAGAAAGGCATCTGCTCGTTGCGCATCTTAGTTATGACACAAGCAGTGTTTATCAGGTCGTCTGTTATATTACTGTACGCATCTAAGTCAAGCCACTGTGTTACAAGGTATGCAGGTGAGTTAAGCTTGAGCTTATTGTATATGTCGTAGTAGTATCCACCATCTCTACAATGGTACACTGGGTCGTCCTCGCCGTGCACAGCTATCACCGCCTTCTCGTAGTTCTCTGCGCTGCAGTTCTGACTGGCTGCTCTGGACAATGTGCCGTTAGACAATAGTGTAGGGAACCCGAAGTCCTTCTTAGGTATGTCAATGTAGCCTATGCGTATGTTATGCAATGGTATGTCATACAAGAGGTGCACCGCCATCGCATATAGCTGCAACTGACTGTTCTGGTCGAACTCGTCCTGCCCCTTCTTTGTAGTGCTGAACTTGTAGTCAATGATAGTCGCCTTAGTCTGTCCTACAATGAGGAGGTCTATCACACCTGTCAGCCCGTCGTTGGTGTCGTAGCCCAGCTCTTGCAGCTGCTGTATGGTTATCACAAATTTGTGCTCACGATACAGCTCACAAGGTTCACCGAGCTCGCTTATCAGCTCCGCCTCTTGCTCAGCTGTGCGTTTAATCACCGCACGGAAGTAGTGGTCCCAAGTTTTAATCTGGAACTCCTGCTTCAAGTGAGGATATAGCACCTCGCTGGGTATGATGGTGCGATACTGGTCGTCGCTCACACCGTCGCGGCACTCATCACGCAGCACGCCTGCCTTATACAGCACCTCGTGTGCCATTGTGCCGAACTCGAGGTGTATGGAAGGCGGCTTACAAGGTGGAGTGTGCAGTATGTAGCGATGTTCATACAATTTCATACAATTCTGGAAACAATTAAGCGAGCTGTTACTGTATGACATTGCGCCTCCTTGCTAACCAGCCGGTTATCCTCTTGCCCGGTACAATGAGCTTATTCACGTGGTATATGAACGAGCGCATGCTGTCGTGGTCCTTGATATTGACCATCTGCTGCACCTTGTCATCTGCAGACTTTGCAGTCATACAATAGACGTGGGGGTACTCGGACTTCACACAAGTGAACTCCTTAATCTTGACAAACTCGTCGTGCTCGCCTGTTGCAGCGAGACGGTACAAGTCGCCTTTGCGCAATGTAGTTCTCATAAATTATCCTCCTCTGGTTTATAATATCTGCACTGTGTATCGTCGGTACACCCCTCGTGGAACCTCACACAGTAGCATCCACTCAGCTTGCTGCCAATAGGCATATCAGTATGCACCGGGCACTCAAAGCAGCGTATGTTCCAGCAGTCCTGGTACACGCTGCTTTTACAAGGTTTATAGTTCCGCAGCTCTGTCCGCGTATCTGCGCTCATAAGTCATACTCCTCTATGTCCTCGTCTGTGTCGCCACAATGACACTCACAGTCATCATACAAGTCCGCCAAGCAGCCGAATGTTTCGTCGTACCACGGGCAGTCGTAGCAGTCAAATGTATCACTCTTAGTCATCTTGCACCTCCTTGTAGTATGGACAGTCGTCCATCGTGCGCTGTATATACACGCATCTGCAACCGTCGTCACGGTTCAACGGGCAGTCCTTGCAATCACGGTAGTTATCACACCACCCGTTGCGCGCACTGTACACGCATCTTTCACAATTAATCATCTGTCTGCACCTCCTCGTATACTAACGGTATACCCTCGTCCTCCTCATACATATTGTAGTCGCTGCATATCCAACATACGCAGTAGCTGTTAGTTCCGGTGGTCTGCCAATTCTTACAAGTGGGACCACACGCAAAGTTACAATAATAATATCTGCACGTCATGCATCGTTTGTCTTTACTCATCGCCTTAGCTCCTCATCTGTTAACCCTGCCTTGCTGAACTTCTGTTTCAAGTTACTCACCGTCTTGCGGCTCCAGGCAGTGGTCGCCTTGTTGCCATATTCACGGACCAGCTGGTCATACTGCCGCTGTCCTATCTCATTAATCACCAGCTCGCGCTTGTAGCGTGTCACATCCTCGTCCTCTGATGCATCGTCTATATCAAGCAGCTCCTGGTAGCTCTCCACGTCCTCCAAGGTATCTATCAGCTTCAGGTCGTGGTCGTCGCTGTGCTGTCGCATCAGTCGCTCGTAGCTGACTAAGCAGTCGTCGTGTCTGTACTTACGTAGCTCCATGAGCAGGTCGTTGACAAAGGTCTGACGTAGCAGCTTGTGGTTAATATAGTAGCCACGCTTGTATAGTTTGAGCATGCTCATGCAAGCTATCTGGTGCAGGTCGTCCATGTTGAGCTGCCTCCAGCGTCTGCTCTGCTCATATGCCAGCTTGCAAAGGTAAGGCTCGAACAGTTCAATCATCAAGTCGATGGGCGGCTGGTCGTAGCCTATACAATAGAGGTACTCCTCGTGGCTCTGGTGTGCAACAATGCACTGCTCTATGGATGTCGCCGCGTCTGCAATAGTGATAGTGTTGTAGTCGTCCACCTCGCTTATGTGGTACTTCACGTTGTAGCCCTGCGGCTGGTCGTGCTTGTATTGCACAGTCACAATGTAACTGTAGACACAAGGGACTGTGTCGAACAGGGCGAGAATGGTCTCACGTATGCGTGTCGCTTGTAGAGGCAGCTGCTGCTTGACAGTCATCAGCTTGTTCTCGTTTATCATTGAGCTCCTCCTCTATGGTTTGCAGGCACTCTATGCAAGTAGACAATAGGTCCTGTCGCGCTATGTAGCGTGCTCGCACGTCTTGCAAGAGATGCATCGCGCTATGTAGCTTGCCAAGCGCTATAGTCAGCTGTCGTGTGTCCTGCGCGTCCGGGTTGCGTTCATAGTACACGTCCCAAGGTAGCGTAGTGTACTCGTCGGTGTCTACAATGGTGCATAAGTAGCGCTTGAGCGACACCTTGTACGGACGGTGCCTGTAGTCTGCTATGTACGCTGCGTTAGTGACAGTTATAGTCTCACGCACCGTGCAAGGCATCGGGTATGGAGGTATATTGTAGTAGTGGCTGCAATATCCTGCCTCTGCGCACTCAAGTATGAAGTCCACCACACTGTCGAGTGGACCGAGCTGTGCTAAGCGGTCACGCACCGTGCGAGGTAGCTTAATGCTCAGCTGCAATGTATCAGTCGTGTTTGTGTATGTATCCATCAAGCACCCCTCTGCCTCGCGGCTGTGTGTCAGTGGTCACCGCGTGCTCCATCCGCTCGAGCTCCTGCTCTGCAATGTAGAGGGTATGCATCAGACGGTATCGCTCGGTCACATCCACCCAGTCGCCGTAGTAGTAGCCACGCTGTAGCACGTTCCCCACCGTGTCTACAATGGGTGGACGGTCCTGGGGTGAAGGCATCCGCTCGTACACACAATGGTAGTGATAGGGACTGGCCGGGCTGGTAGGCTGGAGCTTGTATCTGTGGCTACGGTTGTCGTAGTACACCTCGTCAGGTATCGTGTATCTGCTCATTGCTTGCCTCCTATCTCCACCTCGAAGTGGGTTTAGTATCGTTGTTGTCTGTATCGCTGTCTGCTGCGGATGTGTCGTGACCGAAGTCGCTCAGTAGCTGTTGCAGCCGCTCGATGCAGTCTATCGCAGGGTAGCGTTGCTCCAGCTCTGCAATGATGAGCCTCAGGCCGCGACGTACTGAGTAGGCATCCATAGTGTGTTTTGCCATGTGTTGCTCCTCCTTTATTATAAATATATTTATATCTTGGTGTGTTTACAAGAGGTGCCACTGGTGAGTAGCACCTCTTGCGGTTACAATGATGTGCGAGTGTGGCTCGCGTGTTACAATGATGTCAGGCCTGCTCGGCAGCCTGCTCGGCAGCCATCAGCGCCGCCAGCTTGGCCTCCGCGTCCGCTATGCGTTTGAGCGTACGCTCACGCTTCTGTTCGACGGTCAAGGGGCCGCGAGGTTTGCGCTCGGGCTTGGGCGCCTTTGCTTTTAGTTTCGCCGCGATGTCGAGCAGTTCGTTGTATCTTGCATAGTCTGCTTCAGGGATGTAATCCACGATAGTTTTCGCCATGTTAATGTTCCTCCTTTTAATAGCGATTGTGTGGTGCCATTGTACAAAGGGCAGGTTAATGTTCCTCCTTTAATGGCAATGATGTTGTGTGGTGTGGCAGTTATTGTGCTGCCTTTTACAATGGTGATGTGGTGATGTAGCCGCGGATGGGCCGCGTGTGGCCGGTGCTTAGTGTTGCGCGGCTTCAAGCTCCGCCAGCTTCGCCCGAGCACGTTCAATCTGCTTCTGCAGCTTCTCCGCCTCAGTGAGGGGCTTCTTGCGGTCTGCTTCCATCGCTGCACGGGCGCGTTCTACAATGGAGAGGTACTCCGCCTTCAGGTCGTCGGGCAGGTATTCAATGAGCTTCGCATTGGGTATTGCCGTCTTGCGTTCGCCGATCACAATAGTGGGCTTGTAAGTGAGCTCACAGTAGCCGTTGGCCGCAATGGCCTCATCCGCGCGCTTCGCATCGAAATACTTGCGGTTGGAGCTGTTGTCAGGCAGGGCGATGACAAGGCGACCCTTGTACTCATTGACCGCTCTGACGGGAGTGGTGGTTTTGCCGTCGACGACAGCGTAGCCGGGTTCTTCGTCGGTTTTGACGAGCTTGCATTTGACTTCTTCCATAGATAGTCTCCTTTGCTATATAATTTACTCACAATGTGAGTGATAGCCACAATGGTATTGATATGTCAGTTGCTATATAATTTACACCGAGTAGGTGTGATAGCCTGTTTTACAATGATGCGTGTGTAGGTGTCTGCTATATAATGACTCGCGTGTGCCGCGTGTGCTGCGTGTGCATGTGCGAGGTGTAGTCAGTGTTGCGCGTGTGTCGCGCGTGTTTTACAATGATGCGTGAGGCAGAGCTGAAAGGCTGCCGCGGGTTTACAATGAATGTGAGGCGGGGCTGGTCGCCCCGTGGCTCACATTGGTCCGTAACGTTTATATCTATGTATGACGGAAGTGCAACACACGAGATAGAGGAGGAGTGGACCAAGTCCTCGATTTTTATCTCGTATTATATTATATTCATTTCAAAATATCTTTATTCCCTTGATGAAGGACTTTAGTGCGAGGTGCTGCGTGATGGCTGCGGGGTTACAAAGATATGTGACGGGGCCGCGCCGGGGTGAATTTTGGGTTATTTTCTTAAAAAGGGCACGGGATGACCGATTCCCGATTTATTTTCTAATCTTTTTTAGAAAAAATCAAGGCCCCCCCTATTTCCTATATAGTACCATATATATATAAAAGGTCAACTTTTTCTTTATTTAGGCGAGGGGCTAAGGTCAATTTTTGAAAAATGACCCCCCCCCTTGATTTTTTTCTAAAAAAGATTGAGAATTAAATCGGGAATTGGTCATAAATTTACCCTTTTATCTCTCCGCTATGTGAGTTCCTAACATACTGTGTCAATAATTCACAGATTTTAGCTAATTTACGAGGTTGCAAGAGAGACCGCAAAGGCGCGGCCTCTTTGCACCATCTTGTAAAACCCAAATTTTGATAAATTTTCATTGAGTGGATGAAAAAATTTCTCTACTTTGAAAAATTGACCTTTTATAACCTTTCGATAAATTTTCGATTTTACGCCTCGCGCGTAACGCCCGTGCGTCACCCGTGTGCGTCACGTTGCGGGTACGTACCCTGTGCACCTGCGTACGCGTGAGGTATGGCTTCGGTTTAGACCTCGCAGCCTTTGAGCGTAGGCCTCCGTATAGGCACGGCGCCTTGATACGCACCTTGTAAGAGAGGGAACTCTCGCGACGCGTGACGTGCGTCACGTGACGTGGCCGTACACCCGTGCGTAGCGTGGCCGTGGGTATGCGCCAACCGGTACGTTACGCAACCCGTCACGTGGCACTGGTGCGTAGCGTAGGTGCGTCACGTGGCCGTGGGTGTACCCACCGGTGTGTTACGCAAGTGTGTGACGCAACCCGTCACGCGTGAGGTTATTGGCGCAGGTTACATCTCATAGCTCTTGATTATCTTGAACGCAAGGTCTGTGTAACCTACCACTGTGAGTGCTGCCACGATTTTCTCGGTCTCCTGTTTGGTAAATTCGAAGCACGTGGTCTGTTGCGATGCGGCAAGCACTGTGCTGATGTATTGCATTGATGCGTCTACGAATGCGTCACCATAGGTATCTCTGCAGTGCGATACGTACTCTGCCACTTGGTCTACTCGTCTGGATACTATTTGTCTTGCTAAGGTTCTGGGCGTCATCTTACCACCTCACGTCGATGCGGTAGCCTTTCAGGTGCTCGAAGCAGGTATCACCTTGTTCATTGTACCTGTCTATCACCTCGTGTATCTCTACTTGATACCCATAGGTATGCATCTCTTGTACGAATAAGTCAAACAGGGGCCTGTGGTTCACGTCCACATGGAAGGTGGAGTCAAACTCCATTCTATTAACTGCCCTTGTGACTGCATTCTCGGTCCGTTTGAGCAGGTTACGATACCTTGTGTCAATTGCCTTCTGCGTACGTTGATGTGCGATATTTGCGTTAATCATTGTTTGTGTCTCCTTTATTGTATTTCAAAATAGTCTATGTCTGTGTCATTCTCATCTACGTATGCGAGCATCTCTTGCATCGTGCATACTTGTGACTGCTGTGAAGGACTATGCAGTATCACTGTTGCATCAGGGTATCTCTTTGCATAGTCCTTCAACGTCTCAATGTCGTAAGCCTTAATCATACTTTGTGTTACTTCTGGAGCTCTTCGAGCTTCTTCTGCAGAGCCGCTATCTTCGCCTTCAGTTGAGCTTTCGGATCCTTCTTTTCGGCCTCATAGCGTTCTTTTGCTTTCTTGATGATGTCGTCAATGGTTTTCTTCTCTTCGGCGGTCAAGTATTCCGTCCACTTCTTGGCGGAGCCGGTAGCACTCCTCTCGCCGAGGGTTCTTGTTGCCTTGTAGTCGAGTTCGATAGTTTTCTGCTCATCCACTGCCTTCTTATCGACGTACTTTCTGTTCGCCGAGTTTTCGGGAAGTTTCAGAACTTCTCTGTCGCCATCTTTGATGATGGTGTTGATGTTGAGTGTCTTGTCGCCGTCAACTACGATGTACTTGCCTGCCTTTGTTACCTTAACCTGTATCATATAAGTTTTCCTTAGGCCTCAGGGGATTGCACCCTTGATTTCGCTAACCGATTGGCCCATTAAGCCGGGTTTCACCTTGCCAAGGCTATCCGGCACCCATATGTCGCCTGGGTACTTTAGGCTATCGCTCTATCCATTAGTGACCTCTTGGTCTTTAGCGCCTTTAGGCTTTATCCTTCGCAGGAGCCTTGATAGATCGGCGCCATCTGTCTATGTGATACCGAATGTATCGACAGATCTGGGGGCTGTTCCAGTTGCATCCACCCACTCGGAGGGGCATGTCCGTCCACCTGTTGTCCTGCTGTAGTCCAGTCCCGTCATACTGACCAACAAAGTACTCTTCGTACACCCGTTCGCTACGGCCCGGTGGATATTCTGTGTATTTAATTTTCACATCCCTTGATCCCTTGATTTCTTAATAATATGAGTTTGAAATATATTAAGAAAAAGGGCGGAGGGGTGCCGATTTTAATTCGGTTATTATAATATCTCAACACACCCCTAGCACCTAATCCCACGTCACATTCCTCGCCCACAATTCCATGTCACATCACTCTCAAAATGCTATCATCCAATTTCACGTCACAAACCCCCATGTATCTGTATATAATGATAATAAAGGAGGTAATAAAATGACGCGTGAAGAAAACGAAGTAAAATCTTTATTCAAAGACCCACGGTTTGCGCGTGAAGCGTGGCGTTCCCTCGGCACCGCAGTCTTGTCACTCCCACCTTGTAAAGTGCCGGAGCAATACGACAAGAACGGCGACAAGACATTCGAAACTCTTGCCGGCGATTCCAGCTACTCTCAACTTGCTGCAGACAGCAAGCGTGCAGGTCGCGAGCCTACCATGCTCGAGTACATCCTGCGCTGTCAAGCGGTCAACGCCTGTTTCAACACCTCGGCCTTTGTAGCCCTGCGTGACACAGTCGGCGCCAAGCCCATCGACGAGAGCAAGACTGAGGCGACCGTGGTCAACCAGTACGAGACCTTGTCAGACGAGGAGCTTGAGCTCCTTGCACAGCACCGTGCAGCGCAGCGTGCAGCTGACCGTGAGGCCACCATTGCAGCAGCCGATGCAGCAGCACAGCAGCAGATGCCTGAGCGCACCTGTGACCCAGACACAGAGCAGTCTGTGCTTGAGTACAGCGACGCTACTGCGAATGCAGCGGCTGCTCCCTCGGCGCCAGGCGCCTCACATCACCTTGTAGACGCAGCCGCTGCAGCACACACCACACAGGAGGACCTATCCCATGAGTAACTTCAACCGCTGCCCCGGCCCGGGCATCAATCCCACCATTGTAGAGGGCAGGACCGCTTGGTACTGCAACGGAGAGGCGTGCCAATGCGGCGACCACCGTGTGTGCAAGCCGGCCATCGAGGCCCGCGGCTACAATTTCTTGTACACCGCGCAGCACGTAGCTGCAGCCACTACAGCGCAGCAGCGCGACAGGAGGAAGCAATGAGCACACTACCTACACATGTGAAGGGCACAGTCATTGTCCACCACACAGACGCATACATCCCCGATGGCGGCGAGCCAGGTGAGCCTATTGCATCCCTTGCGCCACAGCCGCCTCACACCTTGTATAACCAGCGCAGCTACCGGCTGCAGCAGAGCGGGGTGACACGTAACGGGGAGCAGGCGTGGAGCTACACTATAGTGCTACCTGACGGCTGGAAGCCTCAGGGCTCCTTCGTCCAGACCCTCCATTGCGACAGCTACGTCAATCGCGACACGGCGGGTGGCACTAGCACCACTCACTACCTCGGCCTGTCCATCGACCCCATCGCCGAGCCATACAGCCCGCCGGATGCCGATGACACCACTGCTTCTTTTGTGAGGACTGACTACGAGGGGTTCGCTAAGTACGCGGCGCCTGAGGGTGTGCCGCTACAGATCGAGGCCCGCTACACCCTCTCTTGTACAGCGACCGTCTATCACCAGGACGACCCTGATACCTTGTACACCGTCACCGACACGGTGCCTGTCACCTTTGTGTGCGACATAGCGGTGACGCCTGTCACACTCACTATAACACCTAGCACCCTTGCCTTCACTGGCGACGTGGATAATATGGCGGGTGGCGGCACGGTGACCGACAGCCTCACCGCTACATTGTCCGATGGCAGCGTGGATACATTCGACTGGACGATGCAGGTCGATACTTATACGTCCTACAAGGGCGACACGCAGGGCAGCGACGCAGCTGGCGGCTTGATACTACAAGATGCGGGTAACAAGCGGGTGACTGCTAATAAGACTGGCAGCTACCAGCTCAAGGGCGCCCGCAGCCCGTTGAAGTTCATTGTAACCGCGGCCAATAAGTACACTTACGACCGCCTGACTATGACCGGCAGCCTTACGGCCTCTACCACTGCAGCAGGTGGCAAGAGTGCCACGATACCTTTCACGGTCGATGCACAGCTTACATCTCAGCCTTCCTGCGAGTGGATGCTGCCTGACGACACATACTCTCTTGCTACAGTGGCCAATGGTGCGACTAACAGCACGCCTGAGAACATGCTCGATATTAAAGCCGCGCCGGGTGAACAGTCCATTGTCTACCTGCTGACAGTCGACAGCTGGACGGGCGACAGCACATCATCCCTTGCCATCTTGGTGGACGGTCAAACCAGCACACCTTTGTCAGCCGCAGGCAGCACGAGCCTCACTCACACCACCACGGTCGGAGCGGGTGCATCAGCGGCAGCCATTGTCAACCTCAGCTTCGTTGCAGGCAGCCCGACAGCAGAGCAACAGTACAGCATACAGGGCAGCCTCAAGGCCACACTGCCCGGTGGCCAGTCTAACACCTACACTTTCACACTCACAGCCACAGTGCCTGCAGCCGCGCAGCCTGAGCCGCCTGTGCTGGCAGCGCCGGTCGATGGTGCAGAGATTACTTGCAACGTGATGGGTGATGGCAGCTGGAGCGAGTGCTCGTGGCAGGATGCGGAAGGCAACAACAAGTATAACCTGGGCATACCTGCAGGTGTGACTATGACATCAGTCGACCTCACGGCGCCTCTAACTTGTAGCAAGGAGGGTGCGACCGCGGAGCTACGTGTCACACTCGATGGTGGCATAGATGTCAAGACTGAAGGCGGCCTGTATAGTTACGACGTCACAGGCACCTACAGTGCGACATACCACTTCAGCAACGGCACGTCCGTCAGCGACAGTGGCACGGTGGATATTCGCAGGACCAACGACTGAGTGAGGTGACACTATGTTAGGACACACGCTGGAGGACGAGCTGCTACGTCGCCGGGCCCGCAAGGACTATGCCACCTTTGTAGAGCTGGCTAACCCGGGCTTCTATATGACCCACTTCCACCGCTACCTTTGTGACCAGGTGCAACGCTTCCTTGAGCAGCCATGCGAGAACGGGTTTATGGACATACTCCTCTTGTCAGTCCCGCCGCAGCACGGCAAGAGCTACACTGTGACTGAGACACTACCTGCTTGGTTCCTTGGCAGACACCCTGGCGACGGTGTCATTATTGCAGGCTACGAGAGCACCTTTGCTGAGAGCTTCAGCCGCCGCAACCGCGACAAGTACAACACGGTGGTGCAGGACGTCTTCTTGCAACACGACCGCGACGGTAACATCACTTATGACTGCCGCCCTAACTATAATGTGCAGGCGGTGTCATTGTGGGAGACAGCGATGCATGGCACCTGCAGAGCGGCGGGCCTCAAGGCGGGTATAACCGGTCACGGCTGCGAGCTGTTTATAATCGACGACCCGATAAAGAACAAGGAGCAGGCGGACAGCGAGACGGTACTTGCAAAGATACACGACGAGATGGGCCCATCGGTTCAGTCCCGTATACATCCTGGCGGCAAGCTGATAGTCATACAGACCCGCTGGGTTGAGGGCGACGTGATAGGCTGGGTGCAAGATAACTGGTCTGAGTGGATATGGAAAACTATCAACCTACCTGCCGAGTACGACCAGGCGGCAGCAGACCTCGGTCCTTGTCCCCTCGGGCGCAAGCTCGGCGACAGCCTGATGGGTGCACACCTGGGCGACGACGAGGCGCGGCTGCCACAGAAGATAGCTAACACTAACGCGTGGCTACGGTCCAAGAAGGAGCTGACTATACGTTCAGACGGTGCACGTACGTGGAACGCGCTGTATCAAGGTCGCCCCTCGGCGGCACAGGGTAACTTGTACCACTCCGAGTGGTGGCAGCTGTATGACAGACAGCCTTCATTGTACAAGCAGGCCGAGTACGTGCAGCTCAGTGTCGACGCCTCGTTCAAGGACAAGGAGACCTCTGACTTTGTAGCGATGGAGCTCTGGGTGCTGATCGGAGCTGATGTCTATTTGTGGAAGTTGGTCAATAAGCGCATGAACTTCATTGACACACTCGACAAGATACGTCAATTGTGTGAGGAGTACAAGGACATCGACGAGCTGGTGATTGAGGACAAGGCGAATGGTACTGCGATAATCAGTGTTCTGCAGCTCGAGCCTACCTTACCACCCATTGTAGCCGTCAACCCGCAGGGCGGCAAGCTCAGTAGAGCACAGGCCACTTCTAACTTTGTGAGCACACGCAAGGTGCATATACCTCGCGACTTTGACACAATGGAGGAGGAAGATATTGAGTGGGGCAGCCGTGACGACAGTTTGCACGGCAAGGATAAATTTATTAAACAACATTCCAACTTCCCGTTCGGCAAGAACGACGACATGGTGGATGCGCAGTCGCAAGGTCTGGGACGCATAATTAAGCTGATAACCGGTGAGATACCTATGCCCAGACGCAGGCATGTGCGATACACTAAGTGGCACCCTGATATGTGGGAGGACTACGAGCAGCTTGACGAGGCAGGACAGGAGGAATACATTGCACTATATGGTGCACCAGAAGAATGGGAGGACGTGAGTTGAATAGACTTGACTTATATTTACAATGGGGTGTCGATACTCCCGCGTACGTCAACACTAAGACTGAGCAGGAACTTGTGACTAAGTTCGAGGCTCTCTTTTGTATGGCACAGGCGGCGCAGAACCGCAACGTGCTGGCTAACCCCGAGAACATTGCTAAATGGCGCAAGGCATATTATGGCACGCTCAATGCACTCAAGGCGGATGGTACCGAGAGTGAGCGTAGGGCGAGACAAGTACGCAAGATGGTGTACGAGTTCGTCGAGAGCAAGGTGGATAATAGCATACCTCAGCCTAAGATGATGCCTCGCTATAAAACAGACTTACCTCTTGTAGAGGTCACCGAGGATTTCCTCAAGTACAACACAGATGTGATTTTTACTAAGTACCTCAACGACCGCTCGGAGAGGGCTACTTATGTGGATGGCACATCTTGGTACAAGGTCTGGTGGGATAGCATACGCGGGATGCCTAAAGTTGACGTGCGGTTGGCAGACCAGGTGATACCTCAACCGGGTATAACTGACTGGCGCAAGCTCGAGTATATATTCGAGCTGGAGCAGATGTCCCTTGCAAGGATTTATGATTTATACGGACGCATAATCACACCTGTATCGAGTGACCAGAGCTACAGGGCTGGCACTAACAACGAGCAGGTGGATATGAGCACCATCACTACTGTTACTTGTTACTATCTTAACGAGGACCGTGTGGTGGGTAAATTTATGTGGGCTAAGAACAGCCTGCAGGTCATTTGTAACGAGCACGACTGGCAGATACGCAAGGTGCGTAAGTGCACTAAGTGTGGTCACATACAGCCTGAGGGTTCACCTTGTGCAGTGTGCGGCGGCAAGACGTTCCGATACAAGCCTGCAGACAAGGAGTTCCTCGAGGAGGACCTCTACTACTTGTATAACCCGTACGACGTTGGCGAGACTAACGACCCGATGCGTGAGAACGAGGTGAAGTCTAAGATATTTCTTACTAAAGGCACAGAGATACCTTTCTACACCTTGCATCAATTGCCCTTTGTACCACGACCGGCGGTCAGCTCCATTGAGAGCATATACGGTGTGAGCGAGGCGTTCACCTTGCTTGAGATACAGGACTGCACTAACAAGATGCTGACTAAGATGGTCGACAAGGCGATGAAGTCCGGTGCAGTGATAACTAAACCACACAGCGTGAAACTCAATGACGTCGACGAGAGCTTCAAAATTGTAGATGTCAAGACTGCTGAGCAGGCCTCGATGGTGCAGGGTAAGCAGATAATAAGCGATATCAACCAGGACATTGCAGCCGCGTCACTATTGTATGAGAGCGGACGAGCGAGTTCTGGTATCACTGCATCGTTCCAAGGCAAGGAGGACCCCACCGCTATATCTGGCAAGGCGAAGGAATATGCAGCGGCACAGAGTGCAGGCCGCATAGAGAGCTTACGTGTAATGAAGGCAGCTGCCTTTGCAGGTGTGTACGAGCTGGTGCTTAAATATTGCTTGGCCTTTTGCGACCAGCCTGTTAAATTTGCTAAAGTGCTACCTGACGGTCAAGCTAAGCAGATGATATGGAATAAGTACATGTTCCTTGATATTAATCGCTACGGACAGATTTATTACCGTGACGACTTTGAGTTTAGCACTGACCCGGCCGCAACATTGTCCACTAACCGTGTGGCGATGTGGCAGGAGACGCGAGACAGCTTTATTAATGGCTGTATGGGTAACCCGGCGGATGAGAGGACGCTCGAGCTCTACTGGACAATGATGGAGCAACATCAATACCCGCTGGCCAAGACAGTACTTGCAGGCATCAAGGACAATTCACAGCACCTGCCGCCTGAAATCGAGCAGCTCCTCATTGCTAATCCTGAGTTACTTAAAAATGCGATGGCACTGGCTCAACAGCAGGGCACGATGCAATCACCCTTGTCGACGGGACAAGGTGGAGCGAGAGCTAACAGTGGACCTGATGGCAACGGTGCGACGCATTCAGTCAATGTGGAACGCACGAACGAGCGTAACCGTGCACAGAACCGTCAGGTGGCTACTACTGCTGAACAGCAAGGAGGACAAGTGCAATGAAGATGCTTGGCGACAAGATAGTGATACAAAGAGGCGAGACCTTCACTTACCGCAAGGAGGTGGTGGAGCAGGACGGTTCGCCTTTTGTATTGCCTAAGCTGACTAATCCTTACTTGCTAATAAGTATAACCAGTGACCGCTACTTTCAAGGCAAGAGGATATCTTATAACTACTACATTGACTTGAGCACTTATCCTCAGTTTGACGAGCCGTACCCATTGTATTTCCCGAGCAACGTGCTACCTGATGAGATACCTGAAGGACACGCGGCAGATTATGCGGTGTGGTATCTCATAACTGACAGCGGTGAGCGTGAGTATTATTACTGGAATAACGAACAGTTTGAGATTTACTCTTTTGCGATAGAAAAGACTTTTAATGCGTACGACACATTCAAATGGACAGACCGGTTATATACTTACGAGATACGCATAGTTAGCGGCACCGATATGAATGAGGCATTGACAAATATGTGGAAAACTTACTACGGCGACGAGAATGTGCCCACCGACAATGCCACCTTGTATAAAGACTTGCTTAAAGTCGAGCCTGCACTTGTGAAAGGCATAAACTTTAATGCACCTATTTATACTTATTACAGCAATACAATAATTCAAGCACCACGTATCATTGTGGTGTACCCTAATAATTAAGGAGGTAGATAATGGATATTGTAGAAAGAAAAGTCGTAGTTGGCTCTGGCAAGTCTGGTGAATTGCCTATTGCAACTACGCAAAACCCCGGTATTGCACAGTTCAATATCGACGACTTTACGGTTACACCTGAAGGTTTTGTATCAAGCAAGCAGAAGGTTGGGCCTGAAGGTCCTAAAGGTGACAGTTTCTTGTATGCAACTACGGTTGTAGCAGGTACAAAGGCACCGGGCGACAGTGTGCAGTTTTATTACAACGGTTTTATGAATGCTGCATTTAACCTTGAGGACAACCCTGATGCGCTGTTCTTCTATACCTACAACGGCAAGAGTTATCTTGTATGGGCTACGGTCAGCGGTTCTGGCGACTCGAGCTACAGGTACTCTTGCTATATGGGCTCTTACCTTGATGTTACCGGTCTTAAAGGTGACATCGGTCCGCAAGGTCCCAGAGGTGCAGACGGTGCACAAGGTCCCTCTGGTACACAGGGTCCGCAAGGTGTGCAAGGACAGACTGGTCCTCAAGGCCCTCGTGGCGAGACTGGTTTGCAAGGCCCGGCTGGTCCTCAAGGAGCTACTGGTCCGGCTGGTCCCGAAGGTCCACAAGGTCCTAAAGGCGAGAAAGGCGACAATGGCTCCTCATTCACCGTTGTAGGCAGCGTAGATAGCTACGACGACTTGCCTGTGTCTGTGGATGTAGAGCCTGGTACCGCCTACTTTGTAGGCACGTCCACACCGCGTGACATTTATGTGTACAACGGCGAGAATAACAAGTGGACCAATCAAGGCACCTTGCAGGGTCCTCAAGGCGACGACGGTCCTGTTGGACCGCAAGGCCCAGAAGGCAAGCAGGGTCCTCAAGGTCCGCAAGGCATACAGGGTATACAAGGCCCGCAAGGTGTAGCTGGTGAGGCTGGTCCTGCAGGCAAGGATGGTCCTGCCGGTCCTCAAGGCGTGGCAGGTCCCGCGGGTGCTAAAGGCGACCCAGGTGAGCAAGGTCCCGAGGGCAAACAGGGTATACAAGGTCCTCAGGGTGAAAGAGGCTTGCAAGGTCCCGCTGGCGCGAATGGACGCGACGGTGTGGATGGCAAGGACGGTGCAACTGGCCCGGTAGGACCTCAAGGCCCGCAAGGACCGCAAGGTGCGACTGGTGCCACAGGTGCAAGAGGTCCCGAGGGTCCTCAAGGCGAGAGAGGTCTGCAAGGTCCTCAAGGGTTGCAAGGTCCGATAGGCTTGACTGGTGCACAGGGTGCAGTCGGTCCTCAAGGTCCGCAAGGTGAGAAGGGCGAACCGGGTGCTACCGGTCCTCAAGGTGCACAGGGTCCTCAGGGTGTGCAAGGTCCTCAAGGCGAGCAGGGGCTCCAGGGTCCCGCCGGCAAAGACGGCAACTCATTCACCATTGTAGGAACGGTGAATGCTACAAGCGACCTTCCTCAAAGTGCTGAACCCGGTACAGCCTACTTTGTAGGAGAGGAGGCGCCTCGCGACGTGTACGTCTTTGACGTGGTTACATCTGCTTGGGTCAACCAGGGAGCGTTGCAAGGTCCTAAGGGCGACCAGGGTATACAGGGTATACAAGGTCCGGTTGGTCCTCAGGGTCTGGTCGGCGAGAAAGGTGACAAAGGCGAACCTGGTGAAACAGGTCCGCAGGGTATACAGGGTATACAGGGTATACAAGGCGTGCCTGGTGCACAGGGCCCTGAGGGTCCTCAAGGTCCCACTGGTGCTACTGGTCCCGAGGGTCCTGCTGGCCCGCAGGGTGACGTAGGTCCTCAAGGTCCGATAGGTCCGCAGGGTGCAGTTGGTGAGACTGGGCCGCAGGGACCTAAGGGTGACAGCGGCAATAAGATTATCGAGGTTGAACGTGAAATAACCACAATCACTTATGCACAGTTGCAAGATTACGGAACTCGTGCAGTGCAGATTGATGATGTAACCAACATTGCTGACATAGATGTGGATGACATAATTCTTGTACAGTACATCATAAGCGATAGAGGCAACTCTATCGGTTTCCTTACTGGACAGGTTACTTCCAAAGCTGAAACGAATTTGCAATGCAAATCTTTTGCATACAGCTGTGTAGGAGCACAAGGTGCTACAGGTTCGCAAGGTGAGATAGGCAGCGGCTGGTACAGAGTTGACAATAACTACGAGGAAACTGCATTAACTATACCTCGTGACCAGATTTATCCTAATACTCCTGCAACATTAAGGGCTGGCGAAACTGTTATATACAAAACCGGCAGAATTGCAAGTGTAGTAAGTCAAAGCGGCACTACAGTAACAGTTGTGTTGTGTGCCGATACGCTCAAAGGCCCCAAAGGCGACACTGGTGCACAAGGTCCTCAGGGACAGACCGGTCCGCAGGGACCTCAAGGTGAAACAGGTGCAACTGGCCCGCAGGGCATACAGGGTCCTCAGGGTATACAGGGTGAACAGGGCCCGCAGGGTCCGAAAGGCGACACAGGTATAGCTAACATCAATGCGAAAGGTGCTTGGGATAGCTCTATTCAGTACGTCAGAAACGACCTTGTAACCTACGACGGCGACAGCTGGGTGTGTATAGTGGACAGTTCGCAGGGTTCCACTCCTACAGACAAGACTGATTGGCGGATATTTGCAATGGGCGGCGAACAGGGTCCGCAGGGGCCCGCTGGTCCTCAGGGGCCTGCTGGCAACACGGGACCGCAGGGTGCTACTGGACCTGCTGGCCCGCAGGGGCCTACCGGTGCGGCAGGGCTTGATGCGCTGATATACGGCAGGATAATCGAGGCACCGACTGAACCTGTTGTCAACAAATACATTGACTGTGTTACCAGCAACTTTAATCGTGCACCGGTGCTAGATGAGTACGTGTCTGTCATTGCTACCTACAACGGTGCAATCTTCCAGATAGTTGGTACCATTGCAGTAGTGGATGGTGAACTGACTGGTATAAGCATCACTAATGTTGTGAATTATACTGGTAGCACTGGTCCACAAGGTCCCGAAGGACCTACGGGACCCGCCGGTAGTGATGCTACTATTACGAGCTTCGGTATTCTGCCTCCTACGACAGTTACTCCTACGGGAGACGGTATAAGATGCGAAATAAGAGCAGTGGTTAACGGTAGTCCGTTGGGAAATTTTGACAATATGTATTTGCCTTTGCAACCTGGCGCGGCTATTGTATTCGGAACGAATGCTGCAACTAACAGGCTTACTATTAGAGCTGTACCTCTTGTACATCAGGGAGTTATGGGAGGTAGTCAAGCACCTACTATAAATACTACTAAAACTGAAAGTAATACTATGTTCAATAGAACTGCTGTAGTAAACGAGATGTTCTCTGACGTATATTCTTACAAATCTTTAACGGGTTCTACAATATTGTACAGAGTAGTTTGCAAGATTACCGAAGTCGGTAGTTCTACAGTTACTTTCAAATTTGCACAGTCTCAGCAAGTTACCAGTGCAATAAGTCCTCAGTATTTACACTGTTTGTATGTAGTAGAAGGCAAGCTTAATGCTACATTCAGTTTCATAAATGGAAGTCCTCTTTCATATACTTCTGTAGGAGAGTTATCATCTGCATTTGCTCAGTTCAAAAACTATAGTGCAAATGGTGTAGTTAACGGAAACATTATTTACAGAGTAGCTGCAGTCGGTGTAAGTATGAGCTTTGGCTACATTAATCCTAGTAATGGAAGCACTAATACGTATATGTTAGCTACGAGTGCTGAGATAACTGACACTGTTATTAAAATAATATAAGGAGGCACAAAATGTTAGCTTATATTGAAAGAATGAACGCAGAGTTTGACGAACTCAATGAGAAAATCACTAAGCTGAATTCGTTTATGCTTACTCATACGTTCGACGAACTCACAGTTGCAGAGAAGTATTTGCTCATTGCTCAACGTACTCATATGCTTGAGTACTCCGATGTACTTCTTGCAAGAATAAGTCTGGCAAAGACTAAGGAGGGCTGCTAATGGAGGTCAAATGGATTGCAGACCAGCATTTGCAATTGTATGTAGAAGGCAGAATTTGTTTACGCACTGCTTGTGAAGGCATACTCAATGCAATAGCTATGTCTGAACAGCAGGTCGTTGACGAATACACTTATGCAAGAAATGCAATCTTGCAAATTTGTAAAGGCAAAGACGACAAGCTCGGCGAGGTCCTTTGTAAGATGACTAACAACATCATTGCAGACGAAGGCAACCATCGCGACAGCGCTGCTAAGGCAGCTGCACTTTGTGGCGGCTACAAGACGTCTAAGCCGGAAGAACTTGAGGAGGCAGGGAAAATCAATGACGCAACGTGAGTACAACGAAATGTACACACTAATGCTTAAGCTCAATGGCAAGATTGAAGGTCTTACTGCTGAGCTCGAAGGTCTTAAAGAGAGGGTTTCGGCCCTCTCCGATAAGACCATTGTAGTTAGTGATGTAGACAAGGAAGTAGAACAACTCAAAATCGACATCAAGTCCTTAATGGACGAGGAGGAAATGTAAATGTTTGAAGGCATTGCAGGAACTGTATCACAGATACTTTCTCTTACTATCGGCGGTATCAGCTTAGGCGGTATCATTGCATTCGGCATCGCTTTTATAAAGTACGTTGTCAAAGAACGCAAACGCAGATTGCAAGAGAAAAATCAGCAGGAGCTCACAACTGAAACTATTAAGGAGTGCTTCAAAGATGTAGTGCTTCCTAAGAGTTTGAAACTTGATGTGAGCAACAAGATTGAGCAACCTATCAAAGAAGGTCTGTTGCAGATACAAGAGGCCATCAACGAACGTCTTGTAATCACGCAGGACGAACTGAAACTCATACTCACTATATTGTCGCAGCTCACACACGTGAAAAAGCTGCCTGAGGAAACGCAGGAACAGATTGCCGCTATTGTAGAGAAAGGCGACGAAGTAGAAGTTAAACTCTGAGGTGTAAAATGGCAAAAAGAAAGGTACCTAAGTTAAAGATAGCGTGGTGGCAGGAGCTTCTGTACTACATCTTTGTAGGTATCATACCAATTGTACTTGCGGGGTGCGAGATATTTAGCTCGCACTCCAGCATCTTCAAAATCAGCTTTGCATCTGTATCAGCCGTGTTACTTGCAGCGATAGTCATTAAGAAGTTTGTTTTCGACGAGAAAATTAAAAAGCTTGAAAACGACTGCACGCTGCTTGAACACGACTATTCCATAGATGTAGGCAATAAAGAGTACATTGAGTCGTCGTGGGCTACAAAGAAGGTCATTGTATACGCATACAATGCAGTCATAACTATACTTGTACTTGTACTGATGTGGCTATTTGTAAGAGCTCTGTCCGACCAACTTGTACAGTTCAACGGCGCGATGGTATTGATACTTACTTCTGTCATTGTAGGATGTGTGATTAAATTAGTCTGTTATGCACAGTATATTAAACTTGAGGACAAGGAGGAAACTGTAACAGATGAAACAGGAAATAAACAGGTTTAGTACTCAGCAACTCATAGTTCAAATTACTAAGTGGGGTACTAACATTCTGTTTATTGTAGCAGTAGCAATACTTGCTTATATGTCATTTGTGGACAACTTTAAAATAAGTCCGAGTCTTCGTAACATTACGACGCTCGGGCTTGTTTCCTTAGTACTCAACCTTGTAATATGGAACAGCTACTATCAAAGCTCCTATGAACGTATCTTGTCGCAAGACATTGTAAATAAAGACTACAGTGTACATCGCAGATACTACAATGCACGCAAAGACTGGAAATACAAGGACTTGCAAGATAAGATTAGACAATACAATAAAGATTTCACACAGGCATTTATACAAGACTGCGAGGATATATTAGGCAGGACTGAGGAAGAGATAATCAACGAAGGCTACAAAGGATACGACCACAAAATGATTATCTACAAACTCAAGCATCGCAAGTATCCTAAGACAGGACTTCGCACACCTAAGGATATGCTTTATGTATTGTCAGTAGGCAAGAGCAATAGTATGAGGGTCAACACCAAACAATCTGAACATTATCACACCAGACACTTGCTCAGTAAGGTTGTAACGAGTGCACTCGGTGCATTCTTAGGTGCCTCCTTTGTATTCGAGTTTATCAGTGGCAACTGGGAGTCGGCGCTTCTTAAAGTATTTATCAACATTGTATTACTCATTATGAGTTTATTCTTCGGCACTACATCAGGCATCAAAGGTGGCAAATTAAAACTTGCTACGGCAGAAGAAATAAGCGAAAGGTTGGAAGAATGGAAAAATATAAAGCCCACCGAAGAACCTTATGTAAAGCACGAAGAACCTAAAGTGGTAAAAGAAATTCCGAAACAAGAGCCAGTTACTATTGAATTTAAGTAATAATCACGTAAAAATTATCATATAATGATAATATGAAACGCTGCAAAACGGGTGACGACCGAACCTCGCACACAAACGTCAAAAGGAGCATTACAATATGCCAAACGGTGATAACACTTTCTCGTTGGAAGAACTTGACAAGCTGTTAAACGAGGAAGATGAGCAGGCAACGCCACCTGCAACGGGTAATACGGCTTGTTCGGCGTCTCAACCGGTCAGCGATGACATTGAGAAGACACAAGCATTTTCCAGGCGTCTTAGGGAACGTACTGAGAAGGCAGTTGCTGACGAACGTGAAAGCATTGCTAAATCACTCGGTTACGAAAGCTATGATGCAATGATGAAGTCGCGGGAAGAGAAAATGCTTAAAGATAACGGGTTGAACCCTGAGGATGTTATGCCTGCGGTGGAAAAACTCGTACAAGAACGGTTAAACAACGACCCGCGAATGAAGGAGCTCGAGAAGTACAGAGAGCGAGAAGTACAAGAATTTGCTAAACGCGAATTAGAAGAACTGAGCAGACTTACAGATGGGGAAATTACTTCTATGGATAAAGTTCCCGCCGACGTTATAGCCAGATGGCGCGAGACGGGTTCCCTTAAGAAGGCCTACATTGAACTGCACGGGGAAGACCTTGTGATAAAGGCACGAAACGCGGCGGCAAGAGGTACGACTCAGCATCTCCAAAGTGCTGGCGACGTCGGTAGGGCTCCGGAAAAGAAAGGCAGACCGTTAACCGAGGAAGAAAAGGCCGTGTGGCGCTTTTTCAACCGAGGAATTACCGACGAAGAATTAAACAAAAAATTTGTGGAGGACTAAACAAATGGCAAGTTTTAAGACTGCATATTTACAGCGCGAAGTCCTTATGGATATTGACGTTGTGAATGATTGCAAAGTTGGCGACTTTGTTGTTGTGACGGCTGAGACGGACACGGTCCAGGGCTATATGACGAAAGCCACGAAAGCTCAGCTCACCAGCAAGGCTGCTACTCATATTGTAGCTCAGTCCGACCAGACGCTGGCTTATGGCCACGTTCCGGTGGAAAACAGAGATTACAGGTACGACCCGACGGTTAAAGGCACGGTAACCCAGGCTCCTACGGCAAAGACGACTACGTACAAGCACGTGGCGCTCTTCAAAATCACGAACTGGGACGACATCATTCCTGCGGCCGACGGCAGCGATGTGACGGCTTAAGGAGGTAATATACTATGGGAATGATTATCAATATTGACGAGGCATTAAAACTTCGTTCGGAGTACAACATTCTTCGCGAACCGCTGAACGAAATGCTCAGACGTAACCAGGAAGCGTGGGAACAGCAGAACCCGATTGACTTCTTGTACGTGAGAAATTCTATCGGCACGTTCCAAGAAACTTACACGAGTTCTATCGGCTTTGCTCACGCATTTGCTGAGACCGGCGACTATATGGTCGGTCCTATCTTCAACACGGCTGAAGGCTTCTCGGCAACCTACCGTACGAGGACCTTCCAGGGTTCGTTCATTATCACGCAGCAGACGCTCGAAGATAGGCAGATGGGCAGAGCGAAAGACGATGCGAACTCCTTTATCAAGCGTTGGCACGGTGACACGGTCGAATATGCGATGGCGGCTATGTCCTCCGGTTTCGGCGAAGAAGTGGTTTGGGGTACCGAGGCGAATGGCGGCAAGAGCAAGCTGAAGCTCAGCTCGGCTGATACGGTTGATGGCACGCTCGATGGTGTCAAGAACCCGCTGTTCACCAACAAACACACCATTGTAAAACGCGACGACAGCAAGTACACGTTCACGGCGAAAACGGCTACCGACACAGTTACGGATTGTCAGTCCAACAAATACTACGTTGACATCGACATCAAAGGCGACGACTCCGCGAAGATTGTCAAACTTGCAGAAGCCATCAATGAAGTTATCACGGCGATGGAAAACTACAAGGACGACAACGGCAAGTATGCGCCTCTGCTCGGTGAAAAACGTATCGTTTGCGCGAATGATCCGTACATTAAGGCGGCTCTCAAAACGGCGCTCGGACAGGATATGTTCTGCATCGGCGAGTCCAAGTTCAATAACCCGTCGTATGAGAGAGTTGGCGGCGTAGATACGACTCCGTACCTCCTTGCCATTCCTCAGTGCGCGGCCGGCAAAGGTTTCTTCATTGTAGACAAAGCATACAATGCTGAAAACCACGGGCCTGAGTTCACGGAACGTATTGTTCTTACGCTCGACGTCATTGAACAGAAACGTCCGAAAGGCATTATTTACGACGGCAGACAGCGTTTCGACATCAACGTGGCATCTTGGCGCGGCATTGCTTACGTATATCTTGGCACTCCGGCTGGTTCTTCCGGCAAGTGGGATGACGTCAACACGTTCACCAAGATTACGCCGAGCGAAGCTATCGTTAAGCCCGTTTCTGTTGCTGGTACGGTTAACACGAAAGCGAGTTCGTAATCCATACTCCTACGGCATAATTGTAAAAAGGCCGGTCGGCAACTGCTGGCCGGTCTTTTTATTTTACCTTTTGAAAGATTTTAAGATATAATATTTTCTAATCGATAGATTAATCAAGAGAATATTTTACAAGATGATATTATATCTTAAAATCTTTCTAATAGGGAATTAGATAGAAAATCATATATCAAATAAGGAGGTTTATATGTACACCTGGGGTTATATCAAAAACGCCTGCTTGGCCAAACTGGATATGACTGCTGACGAGGCGGTGAACTTGGGCTTTATGAATAAATTCCCGTTCTACGCCAACGAGGCTATCACACAAATTTGTAGTGCTGTGAAACCTAAGCACACCTTTGCAGAGTTCACAGTAGTCTACAAAGACGTGATGTTTAAGCTGTTACAAAAGGCATATCCCAACATCAAGGACTGGAGCTTTCTTGACAAGTCCAAATTGTATTACGAGGACTTCAGCGAGGATGAGCAGAAGGCCTGGTCGGATTGGCACCAGTGCACCTTTGTAGGCGAGAACGCGCGTATGCCTGCGGACTATATATCGATGGGCGGCGAAGTGGACAGGCGGCTCGAGGATGAAGGCAAGCACTATGTATGGGAAGAGGCGGACGATACAGACTTTGTAACACACGGCTACGGAGGACTTATATTTATGCACCCTGGAGTATATCAAGTAGCCTACAATGCAAGATGGCTTATGATTAACTCGGATACTGACGACGACTGCGTGCTTGATGCTCCTGCTGATGTGCTCGAGTGCCTGCCTTCCTACATTGTAAGCCAGTGCTACAAAGTGGATGACGAAACTAAGGCACAGATTTATCGCAATGAGTACGAGATGTTCCTTGCACGCATAGATGACGATATGTATACTACTAACAGGACAATGAAAATTAGAGGAGGCTGGTAATGGCTAAGACTGTAAATCGCAGACCTTTGTCAGTTACGACTGATAGCGACGATTTGCCGCAGGAGACTTATTTTAATTTTGCTGAGTTCAAAGGTTTAAACACTAACCGCAACTATGTTACAATAGACCAGAACAGTTTCAGCGAAGTTAACAATATGTATGTCAACCAGAACGGCGAATTGTCCACTCGTCCGCCTCTCAAAAAGTACAACATTGCAACACTCGGCATAGATGCAGACGAGGTTATTTTGCACATCTACAAAGTGAATAGTCTGCTCATATACCATACTCGCAAACCTGTTGAAAGTTACTACGAATGGTATGTCAAATTTGTATACAATGGACAACAGTACAGCAAGCGAGTTCAGGCTGACATAAATGTGATGTGGTATGATGACAAGTATGTTATCTACAACATTTTCTCTATCGAAGCATTTGCTTGGGATTACGATAAAAACGAGCTCGTATGGTACAATGCAGATGATGTAGTTTATGTTCCTGTAACTAACGTAGTTTATGGCGGCAACCCGAACGATGCACAAGAGGCAGAGAGCAAGAATATATTTACTGACAAGGAAATAACTCGTTACTTGTTTGATAGAAGTGTAGATACTGACCAGCGAGGCCTTATCGGCAAAGATGTTGAGTTTGAACTTCCGGATGTAGTAGATAGCGATGGCAATCCTACAAAGTTTGAAATAACTTGGGTAGTAAACAACGACAAAGTCTTTGTAAGCAAACTAAGTACAATAGACGCGAATTATATACAAGCATCCGACCACGGTACGTTACTTGCTACTTTAAGTACCGACATTACTAAATGCTGGTACAGCTTGGATGGCAACGTGTTTTTGCAGATTAACGGACCTTCCAACAAATTTGCAAGACACGCTGCAATAAGATTTATGTCCAACGACTCGCTTACTTTGTGGTGGTATTTTACAGACGGTTCTGCACAAGCAGAGAGTGCAATATATTATGCATCTTTGCCATACGAAAATGATGTCAGCGCAATAGTATGGAACAGCATTTCGTTGGACGAAACACAAGAATTTGGAGTTAACTCTTATTCACAAAGTAGTAGCACAGGTTATAGTACAATATTTACTGCTACAAACATACCTCGGCACGGTGTTGGAGTATCTACTGAAGGTGCAGATTGCGTAATATATTTCCCTAATGCTCCTTGCAATTACAAGAACTACTCTAACTCATCTAAGTCTTACTCTGAAACAGGTACTGAAAGCACAGGTACTATGACAGGTACACTTATCATATCTATAAATAAATTTTCAGCAGGCTTATTTATAGGTGAAGGCATAAGCGATGTAGTTAATGTAGTTACTAACTTGTGTAAAGCAGCTTTTGTAAAAAGGACTTACAATGTATTTTACTTGTATCAAGTACGTAATAACAGTTCCAACAAGAGTATAATTCCTAAAATTATTACTTTCAGTACTGATATGATGCCTTATGCAAAAATAGAGCTGCCTTCTTCGTTAGGTCGTACAAAGGTGGATTTCTACCAGGATATAATTACACCTGTAGATGATTACGAAGAGCTTGACAGCTTTGTAGGCACTACTTTGTATAGCTACGATGCTAAGTTCGACTTAGACTTTGAAGCTGAGGAGGCTAAATGCAATATATGTGCAGCTTGTACAGAAGGTGACGTATATTATACAATTAACTATCCTAAGTTTGCAATAAGCACTTCGTTTATACCTTCAAAACACAATTTCAAATATACTTATAAAGGTTCGTCAAGTGATAATGACCGTAACAATGACGTATTGGATTTAGGCAGCTCTAACGGAGCACTTCCTAATACCACTTTGCAGATAATAAGCACATCTCGTAGCAGCAGTATAAAGATGTCGCGTACAGAGAATATTGTTACTAACAAGTATTTCCGGTACAACGGTTACAATATTGCAATGCTGGATATGGGCATACTTCGTGCAATATATCTTAACGACGAAGGCGATACATTTATTGTACAAGACCGGAATGATACATTGTGGACTAATAACTACGACGGTCAGATTGCAGTAGATTACACTACAGGAAGTATGTATAATTATTTAATACCTACCCTTGTAGACAACTTTGTAACAGGAGTAATTTCCATTGCAAACAAAGTGTACTGGTCAAGCAAGCGTGAAGGTAAGATTTACTTTCCTGAGGACGATGTAGTAGAGTTTGCAGACGAGCCTACTGCATTAGTTGTGTTTAGTCAAACTGTACTCGGCATATTTTTAGAAAACAATGTATACGAATTACAATATGACAGCGATAATGACTTATATCAATTATTGCCCACTAAATTGCAACTTGGCAATAGACGTAACTCAGACGTATTACTCAACTACGATGGACAGACAATATTTGTAACCACAATAAAAGGTTTGAGCTCGCTTAACTATCAAGACTTTGTACAGAGCACAGAGCAGGTCTACACTTACTTAACTGAGAACATAATGGACGACTACGACAAGTATCGTGTAGGACCTATCAAATTGTATCAGTACAAAGACTGGCTGTTTATGTACAGACAAGACACTACAATATTGTATGTACTTGATTTGAGAAATGCGAGCTGGTGGAAGTGGACTAACTTCGGCAATGTTCAACAAATTGTATTCGACGGCGAGGAAATTGAGGCAGTAGTAGACGGTTATTTGTATTACTACGATTTCAAAACTGACGACTTCCGTGACAACATTGACGCACGGATTGACTGGAAATTTGTAAGCCAGAAGATGCACTTCACTTACCCAAATAACTACAAGCATATTCGTAGTTTGACAGTATTTAACAGTCAAGAAGTGAATAGCTTGCGCTACAAAATGAGTTTCCGTAACTATCGTAGCTTATTTAACAGCGAGGCTAATGATACAGTTGAGTATCAAGTTAACCGCGAGGCTGAATATAATGTATTATACGGGATTAAAACTGAACCGGAACAGCACGAAGGCTTGATGCTGAATGTTAAAGGTACGAAATCTAAGTACACTGCTAAACTGAGTTATGAGAGTAAGAACTTAATTGTGTATCCGTATGCAGATGAGCCTACTACTGCTCACGGAGTTACTATTGTAACTGACGGAGAAGGCGTTTTTGTAGGCGGTGAAATGACTGAGGCAGGTTTCACGTGGTATTTTGCATTAAACAGAAATAACACTCTTAAAGCAGGTACTTACAATTTAACGGGTTGTCCTGTTACAAATCCAAATAGAGTTTTCAAACTCAAAGTGGAAACTACTGAAGGTGTTACTTTAGCAGATGACTACGGAACTGGTGCAGTATTTACTTTGGACAAGGATACTGCAGTAAATATTTACTTAGTTTTGTACGAAGGTTTTAAGGAAACGCTAATTTTGTTTAGACCTATGCTCGAGCGAGGCAGTAAGTACACCGGCTATATCGGTTACATTACTCCGGAGACTGACATATTTATTACTGAACACGGCACTCAATGGTTTAACTACAGTGACATCAAATCTCCTACTAGTATAAGTACTAGTAACAGACTCGCAGATGACATCATTGTAAAAGGAGGCTACGAGTTAGCTTGCATTTTACCTTATGTATCAGACAGTGCATTTATAAACGTTCCTATACACATTGTACCCGGACAGTACAGTTTGTCTTGTGATGTATACTTACAGCCAGAGTGGGATAATCGAACAGTCTATTTAGGAATTTGGAACTGGTCAGCACAAACTTATTCAAGACAGCAGTTTTACAACGTACCTAAAGGACGATGGACTCATTTGGAATATTTATTTACTGCAGGAAAAGAGGATAAAGTTTACATTGAGTGCCAGTGGATGGGTGATAGTAGTGAAAATCGAGAAGAGCTTGGCATACGAAATGTGTTATTCAAATTGTACTCAGATAAGAGCGAAAAAATTGACTACGTAGGTTTTACATTCAAAACTCACATAAATCGCATTAACGAAATACAGCAACTGAATGGAACTACTAACGTAGTAGGTGACTACGGAGTAAGAGTTATCGGCACTTTTACAAAAGAAGTTGCAAATATTTCTACAACCTCCGAAGATAAACCTTGTTTAAGTGCATTCTTGAAACGAGTAAACTTTATTAAAACTAACGCATTCCAATTTGCAATAGAGAATGACAAGACTGACGACAATGCAGAACAGTTTGTTACTCCCAATATTGCAATAAAATACAGAATTACAGAGAGGTTAAGGTAATGGCAGAAGGTTACGGTTCTATATTAACAGGTGCCCAGGCGGCACAGCAAATTGCAAAATTTGACAGAGATAAGCAGAACAGACTTACTTGGCAGAACCTGCTACAAAGTAATGACCTTGCTGCAGGTAAAGCCGTACAAGACCTTGAAAGTAGCTACGCATCTGCGTCTATGGACGCATATACCTCGTACCTTGCTAATAAGGCCGCTATCGAGAACAGCAATATTGTAGGTAGCGGTAAGCAAGGTTTGCTTAATAGCAACAATGAGGCGTTGCAACAGGCATATGACAGCTACAGGCAGAGTTTGTCCTCTAACCTCACGCAAGTGGAAGAGGCACGTGCACAGACACAGAAGTCTATCGAGGATGCTCTTGCTGAGCAAGGTCAAAATATTGCAGATTACACCAACTTGCACTATGACTACCTTGCTAAATTGTATGACGACTGGGTAGATGCAGGCTCGGTTGACAGCGGCATATTCAGCGATAAACGCTTCAGTAGCAAATACTTGTATAAAGCGTCCGGCGATGACTTGAAAGTCGACCAGTATGGTGTACCGCTTGATGAGAACTTACAACCTATGCTTGATGCTAACGGTGACGCAGTCCTCGACGAGAATGGCAATCCTATATACTACCGCTTAAAGACAAGAGAAGAGCTTGCTACTGAGTTGTACAATCCCGACGGTTCGCTGACTGTAGCAGGTGTGGACTTCTTCGACCAGCTTGAAAATCAAGCAGCTGCTGAGTTAGGTAGCGAATACAGCTGGGGTAACTTCTTGCAAGAAACTAACCCCGACTTGTACGACTGGGCTACATCATACAACCCGTACAATTACACTCTTGCAGGCACTAATGCAGGTAGCTTTAATACAATGGTCGGACGTGTGTCTACTGACAACTTGTACTCCTTTGCAGAACGTATGGGCGGCTTGAGTGAGGAGAAAATCACTTCATTGTATAGCGACATCACAGATAAAGCAGCTGAGCTTAATGAGAAGTTGCAAGACATTGATGCGTACGGTACGAAAGGCTACATCAAAGATGTGCAGGCTGCAGTAGAGGATATTGCTAAATTTACAGATGAGCTCGGACTTACTGATGCGCTCGAGGAAGGCGGAGTAAGCTTAGACGAACTATCTGCTGCTATTGCAAGTAACTTAGATAGTGCTAAGAGTGACGGACAGCTTACAGAGGAAGTATTAGCTCAAATAATAGCAGGCACCGGTGCAGGTGCAGGCGTAGGTATGTTAGGCGGAGGCTGGGGAGCAGCAATAGGTGCCTTTGTAGGCTTCATTGGCTCATTATTTGCAGCTAAAAAGGTAGGTGAAGTTAACAACGAGGCCAACCTTGAGATTGCCAGACAAACTGAAGAGGCCTATGCCAACTTTGTAAACAGTATGGTTAACTGGTCATTGCAGAAACGAAGAAACGCTGAGATAGAC